ATCTTAGCAAACTCATCCGCGAGAATGCAGTGATATGTAAAACCGATACCTGTTTTGGCGGTTGTGGTTTCGCAGACCATTCTACAACCATTATCAAGCACTACCTCAGACTCATTCCATTTACAAATACCAGGCTTCAAGAAATACGGAAGTTCGTAATAAATTTCTTTCACCTTATTCAGAATTTCTTTCGCCGTTTTGTACTTGTCACCTGTCACCAGTGCCGATTTATCTACATTAAAACATATATAGTGTAACATAAATAGACCTGAGGTGACAGTTTTACCGCATTGGCGTGGTGCAAGAAATATGCTAAGTCTATGTTTTTGAAGGTGTTCCAGGTATTCATTTTGGTAGTCACGAAGCTTCACCTTCTGCACACCCTCTGGTGTCATAATCTTACAATAGTTTTCTATAAAGTAAAATATGTCACTCCGACAACGCTTCCATTCCTTTACCTCCTCTTCAGTACGTTGGAAGTTTAGGTCGGCTTTTAGCAGCTTTACTTCGTTGTTATAGAATGGGTTAGCTACAAGTCTCTTACCCTCAAGCAGGCCCTGAATAGCTAAATCGAGCGCCTGGGAAGACCATATAACTCGTTTTGCCTTCACACCATCCTTATCCTCTTTGACCGGATTGAAAACATTTTTGTTTTGAGCCATTGTTGATTTCTTTTATCTAAATAATAGTTAACATTTAATGTCATCTGATTATATTAACAAATGAAATATATAAGAATATTCTATGTCGCAAAATTATGACGAATTGGAAAACCAGATAGGTGATGCTGGTGGAACAGAGCAACCCAAAGGCTTAGGTAAAATTCAACATACAGAAATCCTTACAGGTAAAGTTGACCTCACATCAGACGAAGATGAATCGCGCAAAGCATTTAATGCGCGCACTAAATCGGAACGCGCTAAACGCAAAGAAGCCGCAGCTAATTCATTTACCGATGGTTGGATCCAAATCGATAGAGCATCGATGGGTATCCGTTCAAACTTCTATCCTATTGGATGGGAATTTTATGTGAAACCGGCACAAGTCACAGCTATTAAAAACTGGACCGCCGTTGACGAAACTAATGCTCAACAAGTAAACAATGTACTCAACGAAATTATACGTACATCTGTAAAAATTGATACCCACGGCTTTGGTCGTGGCGGATGGCAATCTATTAATTCATGGGACCGCTTTTGGTTTATTCTTAAAGTCCGTGAAGCAACATTCACACAAGGCGAAACCGAAATCAAATTCGAAGATGCGTGCTCAGAGTGTGACCATGACATCTTATATACTCTTACATCCGATGCCCTATTCTACGAGTTCCCTGATGACGAGCTAATAGATAACTACTGGGTGCAAGACCACTGGGAAATCGATCCTGAAGAGTATGATGTTAACCACGAACGCGTAAAATTATATACTCCGACCCTCGGAAAAGACCAGGCAATCATCGATTGGGCAACTGCAAAGGCTCGTCAAAACCAAAAACTCGATGAAAATTTCATTCGTTTCTTGAGTTGGATGCTTGATAAACCCGCACGCGACATGCAAGTACTTGACAGACAAATTGAATCTTTGCATAAAGAATATAAGTCATGGGATATTGTGATGTTTGAGTTCATGGAAGATGTTGTTAAAAACATCACCATCAACCCCTCAGAGCAACTTCGCGTAACTTGTCCGAACTGTGGTCAGGAGGCCACATCAACAGTTCGATTTCCGAGCGGTATTCGAGCTCTGTTCAAGACTGAGACGAAAGCTAAAAAGTTTGGATCTCGATAATCTCATCGAACCACATAAGACGGAGGAGCCCATGGAACCCCTTGGGCCTTCCGATCTTGATTATGCTATAATAAAGCTTTTTATGATAGACCTTTATCATATGGTCGAAACGAAGGCTACACTTGCTAAAAACTTTCACATCCAACCATCCGAGGTTGATAACATGGTTTTTTGGGAATATGAGATATTCATGCAAGCCCTTAACAACCAGGTTCAGGAAGAAAATGACCGACAGGAAGAGGAGATGAAGAAGTATGACATACAAGGCGCGATGAGTTCTGTGAAGAACATATCAAAAGGGCCCGATATGAGCAAGTTTAGCTCAAACATACCGAGTTTTGGGTCAATAAAAGCTCCGTCAATGAAGTTCTAAAAAGGATAGCATGAAGCTATCCTTTTTGTATTATATAGATATACAAACGTTAATATGAAACAGTTTTCAACATATATAACAGAAGCGGCGATTGCATTGCCTGAATTTAACCATACGGACCTCAAAACCCCCCGAGACCCTAATGGTAGATTTTGGAAATCAATAGAAGCCGCTAACGAACAGAGCATTCCTCGAGCATCCTATTCAAAAGCCCTGAACATGGCAAAAGATTTATATACATACCTCACAACTCTCGAAGGTGATGATGTAAAGACTGCTCGTGACCAAATAGATGCTGCTGTAAAATCGTTGAAGAAATCGGTAGACAGCGCGGATGAAGGAATGTCCAGTTCAGATATTCGTGTTCTCAAGAATCATTTATTCATAATTTCGGGTATTGATAATGCATTTAAGAATCGCCCATGGTACAAGAAGGCACGAATCGACGTCAAAGCTGGTTATGTACCTTTTAGAGGCTCAGCAAAAGACCCAAAAATTAAGTACAGAGTCTTAATAACCCTCGACTCGCCGCTCTCAGACGGTCAACTCAAAGATATATATAAGACTATTCCGTCACTATCACCCATTCATGGCGACTTTGTTGCGGGCATTGAGTCTAATAAGGAGCACACCGCTGTAGCTATACTTATTTCAAATTCACAAGGTTATAAAAGATGAATGATATAACCGTTCTGAAAATAGTTTCTCCTATCAACGAAGCAGACAGTCGTGTATCGGGTCGAGGTATTGCAGGTGCCGGTGAGCATGGTCCTGGTTATATAAACCAATATGACTGGCGAGTATGGTCTGGCTCAGGCTTTGGTAAGCGCGTTCAGCAAGCCCTCGGTGGAGGTCGTGGATATGCATTCGAAGTAACTGACCTGGGTAAGGTGGTGGTTGTAAAAGCATCATATCACTGCTCAGGAACAGGTAAGACTATTTCAAAAACATTTGCAATAACATTTGACGATCCAAAGCTCGGTAATGGCTCTATATACGCTACATCGACTAAATGGAGAACTTTTACAAACCCCGACCAAGCAGCATCTTATATTAATTCAGTTATAAGAAGTTTGACTGGCCCAGCTGAATCAGGTAATTAATAATATGAAACAATTAAGTAATATATTCGAAGGTATTTTCGATGACGATATAGAGATTGCTGCAAGTCCAATTGAAATTGTAGACATGGCAAATGATGGTATGCAGCGATGCTTTAGTGACATTGCGGAGCGCTATAATGACCTGTATAAAATATATATCCTTAGCATTATAGCAAAACCATTCCGCGAGAAAACATCAGAACTGATGGGTAAACAAAGCCCGAACAATCAGACTCGCAGCTTCATTGACGCTATGAAGGACCTTGAGTTTGCATTTGATACAAATGATACCAACATCAAACGCGAAAAGGTATTAGATAAAATGAAGACCCTGAACAAGACTTATCCTGTAGTCGTTGAGATTGATAAGCTCGGGCTAAAAACATTCAAGCACTGGGAAAAGATCGTTGTGAATCATGGCTTGCAAGGTCCCGATATATCTGAATTTTACGTCACCAAGCGCAATTTCGAACTCGTGTCGCAAGATGAGTTTGTAAGATTTGCGGACGAAATCAATAAAAAATTCAAAAAAATATGCACAGCCACAGTTGAGGAGCACTGTGTTGAGGTAAATTGGAAAGTATGAAACAATTAAGTAATATATTCGAAGGTATTTTTGATGATGAGCCCATCACTCTTGCGGCAGATCCAATCGAAACACATGACTTCAAAAATTTCAATATAGGTCGAATTGGGCAAATATATAAGACTCATAATGAGAATCTCAAGTCAAATATAATACTCAAATCAATGGCGCCCGGCTATGAAAAAGCCAAAGAATACTTCAAGGAGCGCGTAACAAAAGCTGGCGCGGCTTTTCAACAGGTCTGCCATTACCTTGAAATTGTCGAAAAGGAACTGAAAGATTATCCTTTTGACGAAGAGAATGAGTGGTGCCTGCGTAATAATCCGTATTACGAATACTTGCATATAATTGACGATATTGGTAGTAAACACTTTGAGGCGTGGTCAAAGTTCTATATAGTCACTGTCAAATCATTAGAACCTTCGCAAGGTATACTCATAGGTATCTCAACGATTCGAGATTACCTCGAAACAGACCCTCCTCGTGGAGAAAAACTTATGAAACAGCTCCAGTCATTCAAGAATGAGATTAGTAGAAAACTTAAAAAAGCTGATATAAAAGAAGAAACCGACGAAATTAAAATCACCTGGAGATGACCTGCGGAATAACAAGAATACTCACACTCAAGGAAGCCATACATTTCTTCCCGCTGTCTATTACAGACTTGCAAGGAAATGATATGACTTCTACTTACATGTACTCATGGTCTACGGATGGAGCATGTTGGACGAACTGGGTGGAATATTCTCAGTATCTTATACTTGCTGCAAACGTCGAATCTGATTTTTATTTACGTATATTAGTCACTGGAGGTATTGGCGAACTCAAAATTAATGGCGTTACTACAACATGCTATAACGTATGCATGATGCCACAAGGGTTCTGCGATAATCCATGCGACAATCCAAACCTTTTTCAACCGTATGCAGGTCTTGATTGTGCTTTGTTACTACAACAACAACTTGCTGATATGGTTATATGTATGTTTGGTATCCCTGTTTATTACTTCCGTTGCGACCCCGATAAATCATCATCAGACTTCACATTTAAGGAGTTTGTAATGCATAACGTGGTGGATTGCAAGCAGTTAAAGCTTATGGTTCAAGACGGCCAAATGCCTTCATCGAACCCGCAACTCACCGAAATGGACTTCGAATGGGAAATAGATTGGGAAACCGAACTAAGTAAAACACAATTTGCTAATGCGTTTGGTGATACTGCCATCCCCAAAGCACGCGACTTCCTTTATATACCTCTTATGAAACGTATGTGGGAAGTTAATGCGGCTTATGATGAAAAAAACGAGGGCCTAATGTGGCGCTCAACGACCTGGAAGCTCGCATTAGTAAAATACCAGGACTCAACGAATGTACTTACTGATGGCTTCGATGCAATCATTGATGATTTCATTGTAAAGAACTATCAGAATACGTTTGGCGAGCTTGAGGGCATTGAACAGGAGCGCGAATCCGGCTTTGACCAAGTCGAACAGCCCAAATTCGCCGCAACAAATTTGTATAATATATTTATGGAAGACGCAATTCGTAAACAATACACAAAAGACGATGCGTCTGTACTTGACAAGATATACTGTCACAATAACAATATTGTAGCACGTAATATCTATAAATTTAAGAATGAGAACGGATGCATTACCTATCAAAAAGGTATGTGTGGAGATTGTGGCACCATTTCAATGCTCATTGAAACCGGTGGAACTCTTGAGGGCTCAATTAGCAAGAATATTGCCGAATTTGGCCCTATCGATTTCGTGGTTGACTATAGCGATGGTCAATTTATACTGAAAGTTGAAGATTTAG